TATGCAAGGTTAGAGACCAACTTTATTGATGGTCTGAACTTCCCCGCTAATCAGCTGGAAATCACCGGTCTCAGGAGCATCAATGGTAGCATGTGGCCTCCTGTGCTGAGTCTAAATGCTCAGACAGGGGCGACAACACTCACATCGACAGGTAATTCTGTTGCTATCACTAATCCCGTGGCTGGTCAGATTAATTTAGAGGTCTCTGCTACTGGGGCTGTCACCTCTGTCAACGGGGCGACAGGGGCTATTACAGTTTCAGGGGTGTCCGGGGTAGACGTCGCAACTGTAGGGTCAACCGTGACACTCTCTGCACCAGGGATAGCCACCGCTCAGAGTACAGCCGATACAGCCCTTGCCGATGCATCAACCGCACAGGGTGTAGCCGACTCAGCCCTTGCTCTTGCCACGACAGCAAATGGTACAGCAGACTCGGCCCTTGCTCTTGCCACGACAGCAAATGGTACAGCAGACTCAGCCCTCGCTCTTGCTGGCACTGCTGAGGCCACAGCCAACTCAGCCCTCGCTCTTGCTGGCACTGCTGAGGCCACAGCCAACTCAGCTCTTGCTCTTGCTGGCACTGCTGAGGCCACAGCCAACTCAGCTCTTGCTCTTGCTGGGACTGCTGACGCCACAGCCAACTCAGCTCTTTCTCTTGCTGGTGTTGCTAATGTTACTGCTAATACAGCCCTTGCACAGTCAGGTGTCACTGCCGTCAACTCTGGCACAGGGGCTATCAGCATTAACGCAGGTACTGGTATCAGCGTAGGGACTGTGGGCTCTACAATTACCATCACTAACTCATCACCCGCTACCTCTGCAGTGTATCAAGCAACCTATTACAAGAGTGTCGCACAGACTTTGACATCTGGCAATACAGATATCACCTTTGATCTAACTGGCTCTTGGAACAATACGGGGGGGTATGTTACGCATGTAGATGGAACAACCAGCTTCACAGTGGTTCAGACAGGTCTTTACCAGTTGGAGTTCAACGCCATTGTTCTTGCGAACGGAGCGGTGTATGCAACAACTGCTAATAGAAATGTGGCTATTGATATTACCAGGTCACCAACAGCAGAACAGGCTATAATCACTAACAGTTCTGTTATGGCGACAGCTCAAAATTATGGCCAATCTGTTTCATCTTCTTACTATCTTGTTGCGGGTGATGTCATCAATCTGAGAGTTGGTAATACATTTACAGGTGGCCCACCTACAGTACAACAATCACTAAACGTCTTTGATCTGAATACCTTCTTCTCATGGACCTTCGTCTCAACCGGCACTGCCCTCGCCTATCAGAACCCTCCCCCTGTTATACAGGGTGCAGGCACGACTGCCCTCATTCCTACCTCTGCCAACACACAATATATCTTAACGTCCGGAACTCTACAGAACTTCACTACGGCCGGCCTGGGTGCAGGGAACGCAGGGGCTGTCTGGTTCGTCAAGAATGCTCAAGCATCAGGAGGCGGTGGTAATGACGTAACGATACAACACAACGGCACAGCAATTACTGGTGCTACATCTGTATTACATAACACAACTATTAACGTAAACACAGCATCTCAGACTCTGTACTGGACTGGGACAGACTTGATCATGTATTAGTCTCCCGCCAATTTTTCCAGCTATCTATAGATGCCCCGCCTCCCCAACGAGCTGAATATCAAGGACAGGAAGACTCAGGTCACCCAAACCTCCGGCAGTGTGGTGTTCAAGATCCCCCTGGGAGCTGAGCTACAGAAGATGGGTCATTTTGTGTCACAAGATGTCATTGACGGCATGCTGGTCATTCGGTACGCTACAAAGACAGAGTCACCGTCCTTCCGGATAGAGGCCGTGGAAGAATTTGAAGTAAAATTTAACTGACAAGTAGATGTACACCCGCACCGTTGAGATTATCAAGGAGGTCAGTCGTCGCTATGTTGTGCTAAAGATCCCCTTCCATGCCCTGTCCGTCAAGGATCTGACTGTAGAGTCGTGGACCAAGAAGGGCAATCAGCTACACCTGCTGTTGAGCAGGGACACTCCCCCGGCACTGGAAGCCCGTGTAAACTGGGAGGCAACCCCCAGCGAAAAGAAGCAACTATCTTAGGAGTACCTCATAGATGAGTGACTACCAAGATATGATAGACATCCTCGAGGAGATGCTGGAGGCCTGTGACCTAATACCCGAAGGGCCGTTCAGGGCCACGATGCAACTCCACATCTATACCCTCTTCGATATGCTCATAAACATTAACGAAACATCGGACGATAGCTCATTAGAAGACCCAATCCCCTATTGACAACCGGCCTCCTATGTAGGCATGTAGGCATGTAGGCATCATTTTTGGGTCTACGCTACTACAAATATACATATTAGGGGGGGTGAAAACACCGGAGTATTTCTGCACTCTCCTCTCCTATAAATATATAAATTATACTTACATACTTACATAATGATATAAAATAAAGTACTTCAAAAAAAAAGATGATACTCTTGTGTCAATGTAGGCATGTAGGCATTTTTTGGCCGATGCCTACATTGCCTACATAGCAAAGAGGGGTGTCCGGTGTCCCTGCGTTTTTCCCGGACAAAAAAGTTGACGCCCCCGGTAGAAAGAATGGCGGTCCAGTCTATTTATCCCATGATTCAGTTTACTACTACCCAGCTATTCAACCGTCGTGCAGTAGGCTATCTCTGGGACAAGAGGGGCGAGATTGACCCAGGGCAGGTATCTATCGTCAGCAGTATCTACAACAACCGTAAGAAGGGTACGCTGACAGGGTGTCAGGAGATTACCTACAGGCTTGGCCGGTCCTCAGCGGGCAAGCTTGGCTATGGTCGGCTATATGGCTCGAAGGGTTCGTTTGAGACCCTGGAGAGGGAGTGTCGTGGTACAATCTGTAAGGACTTCTATCATGACATTGACATAGTCAACTGTCACTTCGTCCTGCTGTCCCAGTATGCACGTAGGGACTATGACACGGATATGCCCGAGGTGGACAAGTACATCAATGACAGAGAGAAGCTACTGAAGGAGGTGTCGTCTGATAGGGAGCTGGCAAAGAATGAGATTATCAAGGTGCTATATGGGGGCAAGCCCTCTGCCGAGTGTCTGCTGGGGCTGTCCAATGAGGTGCGAGGGTTCGCAAAGAAGCTATACGTCATGGAAGAGTTTGCAGAGCTGGTCAAGGCACTGCGTCATGAGGATAACAAGTACAGTAGCTTCCTGTCCTATCTGCTACAGACAGAGGAGCGTAAGTGTATGATAGCACTGAAGGAGTACCTTGAGAGGGAGAAGTGGTCGGTGGATGTGCTGTGCTATGATGGTGTGATGATCCGCAAGAGGGATGATGCGTTGGTAACCCCTGCACTCCTACAGTCCTGCTCCCAGGCTATCCAGGAGGTTACGGGGTATGCTGTGACGTTGGTGACCAAGGACTTCTCATCCTTTGATATCCCGTCAGTCGCAGAGGAGGTTGTCAAGGGGGTGTCTATGGATGCGTATGTAGAGATGAAGGCAGAGTTTGAGCGTACCCACTGCTACTATATCCCTGCGAACAAGGTGATGGAGGTGGACAAGAACTCCTCACTGTTGTTCATGGACATATCACATGCCAATACGTACCTGAATCCTCATTGGAACTTCCCGCAGTCAACAAAGTTTGATGACAATGTGTCCTTCCTGAGTATCTGGATAAAAGACTCGAAGCGTAGAATGTGCAAGACAATGTCCTTTGCTGAGTCAGATGACCCAACTGTATTCCATATCCCTATCTGCTGGGCGTACCTGACGGCCCAGCCGACAGGTAAGACCCGTCCCCTGGAGCTGTTCAAGGAGTTGGTGAGCCTTGCCTGTAGTCATGACGAGATTCTGATTGACTATATGACCAAGTACTTTGCTCATATGCTTCAGAAGCCTTGTGACCTGCCTGGGGTTGCACTTGTGTTGACTGGCGAGAAGAGGATTGGCAAGGATACCCTGGGTGACTTCCTACAGAAGTTCGTTGTTGGTGACTCCCTGTGTACCAACTACACGAAGAACAGTCAGTTCTTTGGTACTCATGACATGGGTAAGATCAATAAGTTCCTTATCAAGCTGGAGGAGACGTCCAAGAAGGACTGCTTTGAGAACGCCTCGGAGCTGAAGGCTACGATTACCGCACGTCAGTGTACTGCGAACCCCAAGGGTGTGCAGGAGATAACAGCCGACAACTTCGCCAGGTTTATCTTTACAACGAACAAGTCGAACCCTGTGGATATGTCAGACGGTGAGGGACGCTTTGTGCTGTTGAAGTGCAGTAGGGACAGGAAGGGCGATGACGAGTTCTGGAAGGAGGTGAGGAGTGTCCTGTTCACAAAGGAGGCAGGGCGTGATGTGGCTGACTACCTGCTGGGTATAGACGTATCAGAGTATAGGGTTCGTGTACTTCCCAAGAATGACTATCAGGTGGCTGTTGTGGAGTCAGAGGAGACGTCAGAGGAGAAGTTTGTGAAGCAGTTGACAGGAGAGCCGATGCGAATGACTGAGTTGTATGAGGCATACAAGGAGTACTGTGTAGCCAACTCCCTTCCCTATGCTAAGGATGCTTCCTGGTTCGGTAGAAATCTACAGACATGTGTACGTAATGGATTGCTTATCCACGGTAGAGATACGGTGGGTGTGGTATATAGTCGCCCAGCCTAAGTCTCCGGCCCTTAGTAGAACAAGGAGATGCAGGGACATCCGGATGACTACTGGTATGAGATGTCTACACGTTTTTTACAGCTGAAGGAGAGGGTTCGTCATTGTAACATGATGGTGGTAGGTGCATACGCTAAGTCCCATGAGAGGTACAAGCGTCTATCAGTGATAGAATTTTTATGGAGCAATCGTCTGGCCTCTGACCTGGATGACATTGTGTGCTCGTATTACCCTATAAATGTTACAGCACTGCAGAAGTATCCCCATCGTAAATTAACACAACTGTTTTACACTCCCGAGCCTGGGGTTCAGGATTACCCTCACCCTACCAGTCACCGTAGACCCTATCCCAACTGTTTGATCCAGCAGGATGAGCAGATGATGAGGCAGACTATAATGGATGCTCTTGCTTTCCTGGACAATATTGAAAACGACCTGTTTCTCCGGTCCAAGCTGGTCCTCCATCACAATAATAAGCTGAGGGCCAAGCTGGAGCAGGAGGTAATGTGACGAACAAAAAATATTTCTACATGTATATGAGCGACACTACGTCTATTTTTGCATATGTGGGCACTGCACTGGGAGCACTGTCTACACTCTATGCTGTAATAAATCACAAGAGGGTCAGGAGTACATGTTGTGGGATGAAGGCTGAGGTGTCTCTGGACATTGAAAGCACGACGCCTCAAAACAAACCCGTGCCTCCAGCTGAATCAGTGTGACTTGGTCGCCTTCTTTGCAATGACTGTCCAGCCCATACGTAGACACTCCTCCTCATCAGAGTCCAGCCCGCCGTCATCATCAGACCTGAAGACACGCACTGCCCCAGTGATACCTTTTGCCTCATTCTTAGGGCGGACCTCAATCTCGTAGTTGTTTCCATAGGTGAAGGTAGTGCCCTCAACCTTCCACACCTCACCCCCCTGCTTGACCCAATAGCCACCAGAGCCACCAGGGCCACCCCCGTTCCCATACGTCTGATAGAACCTGCCTGGATACCCTGCATGCTCATAGGGTATACCGGGTAATGCGTCACCGTTGAACACCTCCTCCCACACGTCCTCCTCCTCGTCCTCCTCGTCCTCGTCCTCCTCAGACTCGGGGGTGATGCAACGCTCCAAAGTCTCTACCTCATCAGGGCCAGAGAAGTCGTTGCTCTTGCCCTGATACTTACACTCAAGCTCCTGCTCCTTGCCGTTCTTGTCGATATAATAGAGCGTTGAAAAGCGAATGTACCATGCACCGTAGTCAGTCTTCTTAGCCCTCTCATTGGCATCCTTGCCCAGCAGAAAGATGTCATCAGGGATCTCAAAGACATCCTGGGTAGTGTAGGAAGCGGTAATCGTCGTCACACGGGTATCCATTGTTGGACCGGCTCTGGAGGCCACCGCCCCCGTCAACTTTTTTGGCGGGGCGGGGGGAGGGGAAAGGGGGCGTCCGCCGTCCGGCTCTTTTTTTTTGAAGTGGCCGGCCCAGGGGGGGTGAGCCGTATGACCCCCTTGCTCCCTTTTTTAATGACGAGCATTATGCTTCTCATTAATAAAGTATGACGTGTAATAGGTCGCTCTTATTTGAAATCCCCGGGAGGTGCATCTTGGAGCTTCTTGTTGTTAACGTAATAGGCGTTCGGCCTGGACAAGAAGTCGGTAGGGAGTACCATGAAGCAGGCGGAATAGAAGACCCGCTTCCTGGCTCTGAAGGTAGCTTCCGGCTCATCGTCCTTCCGGACACAGATGTCATTGATAGCCTTCACAACCTTCATGCTATGTTTGACGAACTCTGCAACAGTCGTATACCCAGTAGCCTTAGCCAGCTTATTGAGGTGTGTCTTATACATGGCGATGGTATTCTTGCTCTTCGGCTCACCGTTGGCCTTCATGGCATTATATGTCTCGGGCATAGTGAACATTCTACTCGGGACAGATATTTCTTGCCGGGGATCTTTCAACTTTTTTTAACCTTAAGAGGCCATGCGATACAGTATAGATGCGTAAGAGAGTCAGGTTCGAGAACAATATCTATGAGCCACCTACGAGGGGCTTCTGCATCTACAAATATAATGACTGCTACAAGGCCAGTCGCCGGGTCGGTCCATGGGACACAATCAGTCGCACCTTCTTTACCTTAGAGGACTGTTATACCTTCCTCAAGAAGCACGAGCATCAAATCATACCGGATGAGCTGGAGGTATCGGTGCACTTACAGCCACGTAAGGAGGAAGAGGTATCAACCCATTCTCATAATCCCTCCTCTCCCTGAGAATCTTACCCACAGCCTCATAGCCCACGCCATATTTATTGGCGATGGTGACCTGTGTCTCTCCTGCGACATTGCCCACGAGAAAAATATCCTTCTTTTGTTTGTAGCTCAAAAAGACAGGAGATTTGCGGGGCATGTTCACTCCTCTCAGGCAACTTTTAACCGTTTAGCTGTAAGTTCATTTTTTTCACCAGCTCGTCCCAGCTCTCCTTTATATCCGCCAGCTCCTTGGTCAACTGACGTACCCTCTCCTCTGCCGACTCTCTGGCTGTATCCAGCTCTGTAACCTTCTGCTTCAGGAAGTCAATCAGTCGAAGAGCGGTTGCACGTGTATCGGTAGTCTCTGCGGGTGTTATAATAAACTCTGTCGTAGACATCTGGACCTGTTCTTTGGCTGGCGGTTTATATCACTTTTTTTTATTGTCTGAGAGGAGATGGATGTTTCCTTAGAGTTGCACCATGGTGATTGTCTGGAAGTGATGAAGACTATCCCCGACAAGAGTGTTGACCTGATCATCTGTGACCTGCCGTATGGATGCTTAGCTAATACAACAAATGAACTGTTATCTGGGTGTTCCTGGGATGTAAAGATAGACCTACAACTCTTCTGGAAAGAGGTGCGACGTATCCGGCGTAACGACAGTAGCCCCTGTATTCACTTTTGTAATACCCGGTTCGGCTATGACCTGATTACGTCAAACGAGAAAGAGTTTCGCTATGACTTAGTATGGGCCAAGTCTAATGCGGTGGGATTCCTGACTGCAAACAAGAAGCCCATGTCTTCTCACGAGATGATATATGTCTTTAGTAAAGTTGGAGCATACTATGAACGTATAGATATCTTGGGTGACTTCCCTGCAGGGGGTGGTGGGCGGAGTAGGGCTACCTTCCTTCCTATAAATGACCTGCCGAACACAGGGACAACAGTTGCAGGAAGGAGGTGTGTGAAGTCTGTCATAGAGATAGCTAACAAAAAGACTAAGGGTGGCCACCCTACAGAGAAGTCGCCAGAGTTATATCGTTGGCTGATTGAACGGTACAGCCCAATAGGAGGTGTAGTGCTCGATCCTACAATGGGGAGTGCTAACAGTGTCTTCACAGCCTATGACATGAATAGGTCAGCCATTGGCATAGAGAAAGATAAGGCCTTCTATGACAAGGCTGTGGCCAGAGTGCAACCCCCGCCTATGTAGGCATGTAGGCAACATTTTGCCTCCACGGCCACCTACCTACCACTTTGCGGGGGTGGGCCACGCCCCCC